GCGGTTCCGCTCGGATTACGTCCGCCACGCCAGAGCATAAATCAAATAAAAGAGAATTCATTTATCAACTCCAGCGGTGACGACAACAAACGGACGGTCCGAGATGTCGTCAATTGTGCGTACCCGAAATTTCTTGCCGTCTACGGTGATGATGTTTCGCCTAGGGTCCGGTTTTCCAAGTTCAGTCCACGCCGCTTTTGAAATTTGCACGGTATATTCATTGTCCTCGTCAATGCCGCCTTCTGACGGAGTGAATGAAAATTGGGCTTTTTCAAGAATTGCAAAGCATTCCTCGCCATTCAGCGTGATTTGCGAGCCGAAAAGCTTCGTTTGCCCCGCGAAAGCTCTCTTGAGCGAAGACTTGAACGCTTCATGCATAGGCTAGAAATTCTAGTCCCTTGCCTTCAATTTGAGGCAGTTTTCCGTTTTCGTCGTAAATCCCTGCGCCGGGCGGAATCAGCGGGGCTGATGTTATTGGGGGCGGATTTAGGGCTTTTGGGCCAGAATCGAACGTCACCTTGTCGAGCACGGCAAGCCCGCCGGGGCTTTGCAGTCCCGTGTATCTGTTAACCAAGTCTACAGGAGGAATCATTTTAATAAAAAGAGGGGGCGCGTATGCCGCACCCCCTCTGGCTAATTAAGCGTTCGCTTAGTTGATTTTGGTCAACACCCCTGCCGTGGAGTCAATAATGACTTCAGCGGTGTGCTGGCGCACCCGAAGGATGTCCGACCTACGGTTTTCGTCGCGGAACGATTCCGTAGTGAACAACTGACTTGCATCTGCCGTCCAGTTCAGCGTTCTGCCAGCGCCGCCGCCAACAAAATCCCCACCCTGAACGTTACCAACCCACATGTAGGTATTCGACCAAATGTAGGAAAGGCTTGTGGATGCCGAACCTTTTTTGGCGGCATCATAAGTCGCCGCGCCAATAAGGACGTTTCCAAGTCCAAATGCGGAGGCAATGTCATTCGCTTGCACCAACCTTTGCTGTCCGCTCGGCAAGTTGCCAAAGAGGAACGTTTGCAATTTTGGCGCGCGGCGAATGAGGTTGAACACCGACAAATTCAACACAAGCGTGTTGGGCGTGACTCCTTTTTTTGTCAGCGCCTCAAGAGCGTCCGTGATGTCTTTCGCAGGGTCGATGCTGGCGATGTTCGCATTCGTGTATGCGGTTGCGCTGACATCGTTCGTTTCAAATCCGCTCGATGCGCTGAAAAGCGTATTTGCCACGCGCGTTTCATGCTGCAAAAGCATGTTGCGGAGCAGCAATTTTGCGGTTGTCACTTCGACGCTGAAATAGCGACCAGCGTCAGCGGAAACGGAGTCGTCGATGCGCTCTTGCAAGCCACGGTCAACACACTCGTAGGTCGCGGATTCCCACGCCCGACTAATTTCGTTGTAGCTACCGTCTGCTGCTCGTAGCGAAGAGTCCTCACGCTTCAGCAAAGCGCCCGCCGCAATGTTCATGCGGAGGTATTGACCAGTTTTCGTGTCAACGGGTGTCGCTGGAAATACCTTCGCCCCGATGAGGTTGTCTTCGATGCCCCCGGCCTGAATTACTGCCTGTTGAACATCCCCTCTGAGTGTTGCTCCCTGTGCGGAATACATATTATGAGTTGGTCGTTACGCCCAAAGCCACTTCGATGATGTCGCCATCGGCGGTTGCGGCTTCCAAAGCAACTCCGATGTAAGTGCATAGCGGACTCCCGCTTGCCACGTTGGAAATCTTGCCGCTGGCGGCAGGAAAAATATTTGCGCCCGCAGAAATTGCGATTCCAGCACGCATTTCAAAGGTTCCCGAAGCGGTATTAAGCTTCACGGTTCCAATTCCGTTTGCGGGAACGTCATTCAGCAAAACCCCAATGGAGTCGCCGTTTGCGCTTCCGGAAGCCGCGAGCAACCCGCTCGTCAGCTTAACTCGCGTTCCTTTTACCAACATGGTTCCCCCGTTGGTAAACGCCCTGTAGCCTGATGTGTTTTCAGCCATAAATTATCGCATTCCGATGGTTTTGAGATACTCCATGTGGAGTTCTTTGTTTTTAATCAACTCAGCAAAATCAATGCTTCCGTTTTTTTCGGGAAACTTTGATTCTTTTTTATCCGAACTGCCAGAGGTTCCGGGGGCGACGGGGGTTCCCGCCGCTTTTACCAGTTCTGAAAGTGCGGAAATTTTAACCTCAAAAGTTTGAGTCAAAGCGGCGATTGCTTCCGAAAACTTTTCGGACATAGCGTCATCGTCTTTGTCTTCTACTTTTTTTGTTTTTGAATCTTGAGAGCATTCGTAAGCTTTCTTCATGCTTTCAAAGGATGCTTCAAGAGCGGCAATCCTGTCCTCAACGGAAGGTTGCGAATCTTCTTTTTTCTGTGTGTCACTCATTTCGTTATTTGTGTTAGTGTCAACCGACGCTGAAAATAATCCGCTGGCATTTGCGGCAGGGTCCGCCACTACGTCAACGGAACGCAAACGCTGGCATCGAGCAAAATAAATCCCGCCAGAGTATTCTGGCGTTCCCTTGAAGGAAATAGACAACCCGAATGACTCTGGCATTGTTTCGGCAAGCTCGAGAATGTATTCGCGGTTTGGCGTGTTTTTAAGAAGAAAAATATCAGCGAGAACTTTGCCCTCTTCAACTCGGAAATTTCTAGCCGCGCCAACAATGTCGCCAGCGCCGCCTTCGTGATTGAGTTTGACCTTCACTCCGTTTTTGAACGAAACGCCGCAATCGCAAACTTGCTGCAAAGTCTTGTCGTCAACGGTCATATCGTGCCCTAAAGCTGGACCTTTCGATATGACAGATGCTCCGTAAATAACTCCGCCGTCTCTGTCTATATTTTCAGACGCAAAAGAGGAGAAGTTAATAAAATCTTCCTGTGTCTTCATGTTATTTTTCTTCCTGTTTGTTTAATCTTTCAACAATTGAATTTGCCCACGCCCTCCCAGCGTCTCCGCCCCAACCATCCCATGCCTGTCTGCCTTTGCCGTAATCGCCCCATGTTGACCCCTTTTTGTCAACGGCATGACGGTCAAAGTAGGCTTTCATGCGGCGAATTGTCTTTTCAGAAACAGGTCTACCGTTGGCTAGGTCGCGCGCGCGAGCAAGCCCAACGGAAGTCATCCCTCGCTGACTCGCTGGTTTCTTCTCGCGTTCCCGCAATGCCCGTCTGGCGGCGGCGCGCACGGACTCTGGCGGAGAAAATGACTCCTCAAATTGCTGCGAATTCTGTTGTGCCGTTTGCTTTACAGGGTCTTCAATCCCAGCGGCGGCGAAAATCTCCGCCCGCCGCTTCTGCTCATTTGCAGACTGGACAAACGCTTCCTCCCAATCATCGCCCTTTTCGGCAAAATATTCAGAAAACGTTGCCGCCCCAGCTTGCAACTCTAGCATTGCGGCAGAAGTTTCCCTGCCAATATCTGCCGTGGGCCAAGGGGGGAATTGCCACTTGCGCGCCATGTAGTCTGGGACGGGGTCAATTTCGCCCGACTCAATTCCGGTTGCGATGACGGCATTTGCTATGGGATTCAAAAGCTTTGCCTCAAGCAAACTTTGCAATCGCTTGCAAACTCGATTCGCTTGCTGGGAGTCAAGGCGAGCGGTAACGCCGCCTAATTTTGAAACATCCACAAAAAAGCCATAGGGGATACCAATGGCATCCGCAATGTAGCGTTGAAGCGTTTCAATAAACCCAGTAAAAGTCGTGCTTGGTCGGTCGCTTTTGAACGAGGCAATCTCTTCGCCCGTCCGCAAATACTGCACGGTCCCCGGCTCGATGGTTTCGATTGTTTTCCCTGAAATTTCGGACGTTCTCTTGTCCCACTCGTCAACCGCGCCTGACTCCGTTTTGACAACGCCGCTTTGGCTTGCCGCCCACTTGACCGCTTTTTTCTCTGCTCGTAAAATTTCAACTATGTCCCGCGCCGTCGCAACAGCAGAAGCGAAGCAACTGCGACCCCGATAATTGTCGTGCCTACAATTATCGGATAAAAACAAAAACCTTTCAGCGGGTATTTCAATCGGGTCAACATAAAGTCCTGAAATTGTCCGCTTGTAAACGGAAAACGAAATGGGTCGCCCCGTGTTCTGGTCAATGCTGATTCCCGAAATGTAACCATCGACCGTTATGGATTCGTGCGGCTTTCCAATTCTATCAGCTTCAACAAGTTGAAGCTTAACGCCATCGGTGGTTAATGTTTTGACGACACCGCAATCGCCGTCACGCAACATCGAACGGAGGGAAAGTTGAACAATTTCATGGAAATTGTACCGTCCAGCCAAGTCTGCGCCTTGAGTCCAGCGATTGAAGTAATTTTCAATTTGCTGATTCACTTCAGGGTCCGAGGTTCTCGCCTGATACCTCAGACTTCCAACCGTATACAGCACAAGCTTGCTGAGTATCCCAGCCACCAATGGAAAATTATTTTCTAAATCGCGAGCTTCCCAAATTAGCTGAATGCGCTCGGCGTGCTGCTGGTATCCCTCGGCATTCGCGGAGTCCGTGTGAGTCGCCCGTTTTCTGTCGTCGCTTGGCCGCGCGCCTTCATAACGGAAGGCTCGCCATGCGTTTTTGATTCGCTGAGAGAACTTCATAAATTACGAAAAACTTGCAACCGTGCGTGTTATTCTGGTGCGCGATTGCCTTTCAGAAAATACTTGCGATGCAGCACTTAGCTCTCTAGCGATTAGTGCCCTGTCGCGCCGAGATTCGTTTCCAGCACTACCCAATTGCGTGTATGGGTCGGCAAATTCCTCGCGCAACCGATTTATAGCCGCAAGCAATTCCGCATCCGACATGATGCGAAAAATCGACAGGTAATCTACGTCTCTAGCCATTTTCTTTTGGTAAATGTCAACTGATAGACCCAGCGGAGGCGCAAACCTCCGCTGGGTCACCCTGCCTTTGTTTCATGCCGTCCAAAACCGCAAACTGCGCTTTTGCGGAAAAAACGGATTCGGAGTTCTCCTCCGACATTCATTCGGCGGGCGTGGATGCAACTATTTCCGCAACGGGCAAATTGGTCAAGTTGGTTTTAGGCAAATCCTGCCCAATTATTTTCGACGCAAGCGCCGCTAAAACTTGCATGGCCTCGCAGTCAAATAAATGGTTGTCCTTGCGAACACGCCTCCAGACATACGAAATTCTTCCAAACGCATCAATTCTCTCTTCCCGTTTTTCGGCATTGATTTGCGCGATATACTCATCGGTGACACGTTTTGAAAATTCCCATTTAGCACCGTGTCCACTCATTAAGTGGAGCAGGGCTTCTTTGATTAGTGGGTTTGAAAAAACCAATAGCCGCAATGTTTTCTTTTCTCCGCGAGACATCATCGCGTCCACAATGGACCACATGTAGGGTTGGCGGACACCCTTCCAATGATAGCCATTCGGGTTGTCATGGCCTTTTGTTGGCTTCCACAAAGAACCATCCGGACTGGCGTGCTGAATGGTTTTTTGGTAAACAAGTTGAGTTTCGTAACCTGAATCGATTAAAACGTTTCCGTTTTCTATTTCGTATTTTTTAATTATATCAACTATTGAATCAATTTCAGGAAGAGAACCGTACTCAATAAGGCGTGACGCGCCGCCCGGATACCACTCGCGAGCAACAAACCAAACGCAATTTTTCTGAACGTCTACGGTTAAAAATATGCGCCCTCCAAATGTTTTTTCGGCTTCGTATTCAGTCGCTTGAGTTGCATCGGCAAAAAGAGTTTCCTTGTTTCTTTCCCTCCAAGGCTCGCCCATTGTCTCATTCTGCCACTCTTTGAGCGGCAGAATGTTTCCAAACGCAGACTGACGCTTTGCGACAAGGAATTCCTCGACAATATCACGCCAACGAACCCACGGAGGAATTATCGAATTCCAACTAAAGCTTACTTTGTGTTTTGGCGCGGCGGCATTATGAGGAACCCATTCAATTGAATTTGCGAGTTTTTTGCGTGTAAACGGTTCGTCAACGTGTTCGTGTCCACATTCGGGGCATTTGAGCCGAATTGTGCTCGCCAATGCGTCAAACAACCACCGCCCGTCAACTTTTGTTTTTTCGCTTTCTTCAAAGACTATATTCTCCCACTTTGGTGTAAATTTCTTTGAGCATGCCATGCAAGCCCAGTACGGGTGTCTTTGGTCGCCGTCCAGAAACGCCTGATGAACGGCATCGTTTTCGTTTGCTGGCGTTGAAATCATTGCGATTTTTGAATTCCATTGCGCCCTCACACGCTTGCGGACCATTTCCAAAGCGCCGGGCGGATAGTTTCGTACCTCATCGAGGATGAGCCAGCGGACGGGAACTGACTGAAGTTTACTGGGTGAGCCAGCGCCGCGCACCATCATTGGCATTGACGGGAAATCAATGGTCCCCTTTCGCCGCCCGCCGCGTTCAGTAGGCATTATGTTGCGAATT